CGCCGTGTAGATTGCGTCACCGATTGCCAGCGCGCCTGGCCATGACGGGTGCGTCCCGTCAATGGTCATGAGTGCGGTCGGGTCCGGGTTCGCCGCGGCCCCGTTGACATAGGTCACGCCGCTGTTTGCGGTGCGCCATGTGTTGATGCAGATCTTGCCGATGCTGCGGACGTACTGCTCGATCCACTTGTTAAGCTGGTTATGCACAGTCTGCCTGCCAGCCGACCACGCACCACCGCCGGAATCACGGGGCGGGACGGTCAGAACCACCACGTAAAGCGACACAGAGGCCGCGTAATCGATCAGCGCCTTCAGGTCCGCCTGACACTGCGCAAACGTGTTGCCGGCCGAATAGATGTCATTCATGCCGGACGAGACGAACGACACGAAGTAAGGCCCGGACGCGGCTTGCCGCGCATAGTTCAGAGCAGCGCGCGAGGTCGCCCCGCCAATCGCCGCCCATGTGGTGTCAAACTGAATCCCCAAGCGCGTCTCCAGCGTCGTCAGGAACCCCATGCAGTTCCGACGCTCGCGGAATGCCACGGTAGCGGTGCCGGCGCTTGACGTGACAGAGTGAAACGGCGGATTCAGTTGGACGATTGCGTTGGTCAAGTCGGTCGTGCTGAGAACGGTTGCGGTCAGGCTGTTCAGGTTCACGGACGGGCAGGCAGCAAGGCGCATGACTTGGCCGACTGCGCACCCGTGCCCACCCGAAAGAAACACATTCGCGGTGCCATTCCCGAGATCCGTAACGGTGGCACTTGCAAGTATGACTTCCGAATATGCGCCGATGGAGTCGCCGACAAGCAGCGCCTTGTAATTGCCGTTCGCACCGATGAGGCTCGGGGAATTGCGCCATGCGATCGCCGTCAATGCCGACGCGCCTGCGCCAGATTCGTCAACCGACACAACCACGCTTCCAGATGACGCCGACACCCGGAACAACATTGCTTGCGCCGCCACGTTGGCTGTTTCGGTAGGGCTGAGTGGAGATCCAGTCCATGCCACCCACACCGCGAGACCTCCCGCCGCTTCCTGCGCGGAATTCAGCGAATACTCGGCGGAATAGGACGTGATCGCCGCCGTGATCTTGATAAACGCCCCGGCCGGGATGGCAATGGCCGCGCTTCGGCTTCCTGCTTGAATGGTGTACGTCGTCGCCATGTCTCGGCCTCAGGTCGCGTTAACGTCTTCGACGTAAACCACGTTCAGTTTTCCGCTGGCCGCAGCCTCGATAAACCGGATCGCGTTCAGGTCGCCGTCGTAGTAGAAAGGGTGCGTCGCGGTAGAGGGCAGCAGCATGCCGACCGTTGCAGTCGGGGCCGTCCCATCCGCACGCCAGCGCACGTTCTGCCCTTCGGGGAACAACAGCACGGCATTCGGCTTGCACGTGTTGCCCTGCGCGTCCGTGGTCGGAATCGTCAACCCGCGCGATGCCGCAAGGCTGGTCATCTGCTGATAACCGCAGACCTTATAGGTACGTCTCGGTCCCATAGGCGGGCTCCTGTTCGTGAGCCTGCTCAGGCTCTAGCAACTCTTCGATTTCGGCTTTCGCAGCGTCGGCGGAGGCTTGTAGCTTCGCCTGCTGCAACTGGATATCTTTGATCGCAAGTTGTTTGTGCAGCGCAAGTTCGCGCGTCTCGGCTTTCAGGCGTTCGTAAGCCATCTGCAACTGTGCCTTGTCCGCCGCAACCGTTCCGCCCTCTTGGTCTAGCTGCGCCTTCATGTCCTGCAACGCCTGCGCCTTCTGGTCGAGCATCTGATTGGCCTGCTCGATCTGCTGCATTGCGGCCTGAATCTGCGGCGGGATCTGCTGCCCTTCCTCGCCCTCTGCCTGCGCGATGTTCGGCGGCAAGAAGAGTTTGAGCCTTTCCGCCAACTCTTCCGCGCCCGGCATGTCGAAGTTGCGGACGATGATGTCCCCGGCCTTCTGCATGAGCGTGGGGTCCGATTGCGCGAGCTGCGTGAAGAAGTCCGCCGATTCCTGGCGCTTGGTCGTGTACGTCGGGCCGGTCGATACGCTCAGGTCATAGCGGCCGACGCTGAGGTTGTAGATGCGCCGAATCTTCCCGGTCATCGGGTCCGGGCCTTCCTGCTTGGCCTGCCCGAGTGACGGGTCGAGTTCCGCGAACTCTTCGCCGCCGTCTTCGCCGAGGATGCGAGCGACGCGCGCCGTGTCGTAAATCTTCGGGGCGAGGTCAACGATGATCTTCCCCGCGAACTCGACGGCTTTTGCGAGGTTGTCGATGTAGTGGAAAGTACCAATGTCGCCTTCGCGCTGGCGGGCCATGATCGCGCGGCCCGATGTCTCGTTCGACTTGTTGCCAAGGCTCGCGTCGTATTGGCCGGTCGTGCTCTTGATGTCGTCCGACGAGAGCATCATCCCTTCCACGTACCCTTGCGGCACATCGGGGCCGGGCTGGCGTGCCGGGCCCGGCAGCGGACGCCCTTGGTCATCGTGGACGACGTTGTATTCCAGATAAGCAAAGGTTTTCTTGTTGGACGTCTTCCAACGGTTTTCGAAGCCTTCAGCAAAGCCAGCGGGCCCGACGAACGGCGCAAGCGGAGACAGCGCCACGCGCTCAGCGTAGGCCGTCGCCCAGAAGTTGTACATGCGCTGGGCGTCCTTCGCATTGCGCACAAGGCCCTTTACTTCGCGCTCGCCGTCGATGATCTTCTCGACGCCGACAACCCGAATGATCGGGATGTACTTGTTCGGCAACTCGCGCTTGTCGAGAATCTCCGAACCGCTGATTTTGTACCAGCAGACGTAAGGCGCCTCGACCGTGCGCGATTGCACGACCTGCATCGGCATCATGCCCGGCATGGGTTGCGGCTGTTCGTCCGCGTAGCCCGTGGAGCCGTCCGCGTACAGGTTGAGCGTGCGCGTCCGATGCTTGCGGACCCAATACTCCGCGACACGCACCGAATCCTCTTGCCACCAGGAGTTCGACCCGGACGACGAGAAATCAACTTCCTTTGCGTCCTTGTACTGCTCGCGGAAATCCTCGCGCGGCATGTCTTCGACGATGAAGCAAAACTGACGATCCGCGCCCGTGGGCAACTGGATCGCCGGGTCGTCATAGACCGTTGACGGGTCCGTCACCGGCTTGATGTAAATGTCTTGCTCTAGCGATCCATCATCGACGTAGTCGGTCAGCACGCGGAAATAGCCATAGCCACCGCCCACCTGCCATTCCGACGCATTGGTGATCGCGTACACCGCGTCGCCGTTGTTCCAGATATGCCGAATCAGGCCGGTCATGATCTCGGCCGTCTCGGGGTCTGCCTTGTCGTCCACCGGGCGCACCTTCGACTGCGGCGGGTTCTGGCGTACCTCGTTCGTCACTTGCGACAGATGCTGCGGCAGCTTGTTGACCGTCAGTACCGGCCGATTGTCTTCCTTCCGCTGCGACTTTGCCCAATCGGGCCACTGCCATTGGTTGTCGGCGTCGCCAAGCGCGAACTTCATATCCGCCAGACACGAGGCGCGGATGTTCGACCAATAGCCCGACGCACGCTCGAACCGCTTCATGGCCTCCGCAATGACGCGATCCTCTTCCGAGGAGCCGTCTTTCGACGGAGCTTCGGCGTCAGGCTTGGACATTCGCGCTCGGGTTGCGGGTCATGATTCGGACAGGCTCCGTCTGGATGGTCGAGAAGCCGTGCTTCTCGTACAGCGATTCGCGGCCGGGATCGGCGCAGAGAACAAGTGAAATACCGCGCCGGTCTGCTTCGGCGCATACCTTCACAAGCAAGGCTGTTGCGTGGCCCTGAGAGCGTTGCTTCGGGTCGGTATGCAGTCGGAACAGTTCGCGCGCGTTGCGGCGCATGGATCGCGTTAGAAAGGCCGGCAGACGCAGGCAGAGTGTTGCCCCGCCGTGCTTGTAGTCCCCCAGCATGGTCAGGCCATCCATGCGCCTTCTCCGTGATAGTTGCTTTCGGCGTCCGGCTTCGATACGCGCGGCTTCTTCGCCTTGCGTGCGCCCTCGCAGGCGTAGCGCAGCGCGTCGATGAGGTGGTTGTTCTTGTCTTCGAGGATCGGCAACACCTGCCCAGTGAGCGGGTCCGTCTTGTAGCTGTACAGCGTCAGTTCATCGATCAAGTGCGTACAGCGCGGGTGAACCACGATGTCGAACGACTGCAAGAACTGGATCCCCTCGTCGACGCTATGCGCGCCCTTCTGCGCTGCGTTCATCTTCGGATAGCCATGCGAGCGCATGTAGCTGATCGTCTCAGGTCGCGCGCTGTCGGCAGTGATGAACCACTTACGGGATTCCGGAACACGGTCAAACAAATCCGGCAGGTTCACGATCTCGCAGCCGATCATGTACGCCTCGTGATCGACGTACAGGCGATTGCCGTCTATGTAGCAGCGCACAAGGCACGACGGGTCGACACTGAATCCCCAATCGGCACCAAGACGGAAGATCGAGCCGGGCGGCGATTCGAACTCTTCGACCGTCCAATTCTTGAACACGCGCGCTTCGGAATTGCGCAGATACTCGCCGAGCCAGACGTGACGAAACTTGTCCGGGTCGCGCTGTCGGTCGTACTCCATTTCCTGCCGGAGCACGTCGGGAAGCCAAGGGTTGTCGCGGTAGTTCGCTTGTACAACGACCGCACCAGGCGGCGGCGTCTCGCAGCGCAAAAGCACGTCCACCGGGTCCGTGTCCGTGTGCGGGTTCCACGAAAACCACAGTTCAGAACCCGCCTTGCGGATCGTTGGGCGCAGCAGGTCAAGCGATCGCTGCGAGAGGCTCTGCGCCTCTTCGACCCATGCAATGTCGTAACCTTCAAGCGACTTGATCGAGTCGGCTGTGTGGTTCTGCATGCCCTGAAAGATGATCCGCCCACCGTGCGGGCAGTCGACCCGGTCAATCTTGCTGTCGAACAACTCGCCGACGCCGAGCGCCTCGATCTTGAGTTCGAGCAGCTTCTTGACCGACTGCGCTAGTGACTTCTGCACTTCGCGCACACACACCGCATCCGTGCGTTCCATCACGCACCGCTCGATGAGCATTTCCGCAAAGAAGTGCGACTTGCCGGAGCCGCGTCCACCGTGTGCGCCCTTGTAGCGGGCCGGTGCGAGTAGCGGAACGAACGCCCTAGGCGTCGGGATTTGCAGGATCGACAATCGTTCGGATGATGCGTTCGAATTGCAGCGGGCCACCGTCCGCGCCCGTCACGGCCTGCGCGGGCTTGCCGTCCATGCGGTCAAAGATCGCTTGCACCGCCCACGCCTCACCTTCGCGCGCGAGTTTCACGACTTTTTCGCACACGTCGCGCACCATCTGACCATCGCTCTGTGCGTTCAGCCGATAAAAGCAATCCCGGACAGGCGTGCGCGACTTCTTGCCTTCGGGATTCCCGGACTCGCCGGCTTTCCAAGAAGTCTTTGTCGGAATAGGGTTCGCCATCACTGCCCCAACTTCGACGCCAGTTCCTTCACGAGCTTCTGCGTCGTCTCGACCGCGCTGCCCGCTGCGTCGATAACCGCATTCACCGCGTCAAGCTCAAGACGCAACTCCGCCTTCCGCGCTTTTGCTTCCTCTAGCCGCTTTGTGTGCGTGCTCAAGTCGGCGAATGCTCGCGAAAGGTCAGTGAGTGCCATAGGCTCCAGAACAAAAAGCCCTCACGCGGAGGGCTTCAGGAAATTTTGGGCGAACGAGGCCCAACCGATTGCGAGCCTAACGGGTGTTTTGCGCCTTGTCAATACACAACCCCCCTACGATTCAATTCCACCGGCAACCGCTCGCACGCCTGCGCATAGCACTCGGCCCGATCCATCCACTCCAACACCCAGCGCGAGCCCAGCCACACGCTATGTACGGCAGCGCATGCCCCCGTCGGCAATGACCGTATGACTGCATCGACCGTGCGCGCCCGCTGCGCGTCGGCCCGCTCGCACAAGTCCTCGAAACTCTCCGACGATCCGCCGGAGCTAAAGATCGACACCCGCGATGGATAGCCTCGGCCTACCTTCTCATGCCCCATCCAATCCGCCCATTCCGCGAGGATGCGATCTAGCTGCGCGAGGTCGTTAGGCTTCATTCACTCTCCGCGATTGACTCCCGCACCATCAGCGCGAAAGTCTCAAGGTCCGTCTCTACCCACGCCCGCACGTCCTGCACATGCACCCCCGGCGATACCGACGCCACCGCATCGCCAAGCCACAGACGCACCCGCCAAGGCTGTCGAGAGGCCCGGTAAGCGAGCGCAGGGCGGCGTCCTGCCCGTTGCGCTTGATCAATCGCCTGCGACCACCATGCGCTCTGAAACCCGCTCTCCACGCGCTTGCACTCGATCGCCCATCCAGGCACGTCGAGGCCATCGGCACCGCCGTTGCGCGCCTGATCGACGTTGCGGCGAACGCAGGTGCCGAGAAGGTCGGAGAGGATGCCGAATAGCTCGCGCTCTCCGCGCTGGCCCTTGTTGCGCTGGGATGCGCTCACAGCAGCACCGCCGTCTTCGTCATGGCCGGACGCGCGGGCGCATCCTCAAATAACTTTGCCTGCCGCTGCGCGTCTTCGATACGGCGGCATGCGATGTCGAAATATTTGCGCTCTAGTTCGATGCCAATAAACTTGCGCGCCAGTTGCGCGCAGGCAACGCCCGTGGTTCCGGATCCCATGAATGGGTCGCAAACCGTTTTCGCATCCGGCGCGAAGCTCAGACACCATTCCATCAACTCCACGGGCTTTTGTGTCGGGTGCTCGTTGGCCTCTGAAACAATAAAGCCGCCGTTTGCACAATGCTTAAAAATCTGCGATCTGCCAATAAAACTGGTCCACGCCATCTCCCATTCGGACAAATTCTTTTGGTTCGGCCTCACTTTGTCCCAACAAAGCGGTTTTTTTGTCGGCTGTATTTCAAAGTAGTTCCCGCCCCAAATAATCTGGTGCTTGGACTTCTTAAAGATCAAATCAAAAACCGACCGATCGGGCGTCTTATCCCACTCCGCCGCATTTCCGGAAATCAACCGCTCGAAAGAACCGCCGCGCCCGCCTTTTACAAGCGCATCACCAAGCCCGTAGGGCGGGTCCGTCAAAATCAGGTCGCACGCAGGCAACAGAGGTAGCACCTCCCGACAATCCCCCAACCACAACTCCGCATCCCCGATCACCACGCGCTCAGGCGTCATCCCGTTCCCCCTCATCCGTCCCCGGCTCGTACTCGAAATCCCGACACGTCCGAATTGCCCACCGCTCGTGAAGCACGCACCGCAACGCACCGCCGATATGCCCGGCAGAGTGCCGGCAGGACCAGCAGGACAGGCGCTTAGATGTCATACGGGAAATTCCCAACGCCATGAGGCACGCTCGCGCCCTTCTTCATCAGCCCAGTTACCAACCTCATATTCAGAATTCGCAGGTGCCGAACAAAAGCATCCGCGCGCCGGCCCCGGTAGTAACTCCGCATGCCATCGCTAACCGACTGATGCCAAGATGCCGCATTTGCTTTGCTTGCCCGACGTCGCCGATCCGTTTTTGTCATGCGCCGTTTAGTCATCAAAAGGAAAGCCAACGGCTACCCACGCAGATAAGCAAACCGCAAGCAGCGCATAGAAGGCGACTTCGGGGGACCGACTATCAAAGTCGTATCCGCCCACCCATGCGATGCCGGCTACTACCGCCATCGACGCGACAAAAATCAACGCTCGCTTAATCATTCCATTGCCTCCAGGTACTCACTCAGCGGCGGCACCCTCAGCCGCTCCGGCTCGCATTGCAGCGCAGCCGCCATCGACGCAACGCGCTTCAGCGGCAGCGCCTCGCGGCCCGTCTCAAACGCACCCACCTGCGCGCGCGTCGGGTAGCCGACCAGCACCGCCACGTCGTGCTGCGACAAGTCCAGCGCAATGCGCCGCCGCTTGATGAACGCGCCCACCTCAGCGATCCGCGCTTTCCGAGCCTCGCGGGCCGGCGCTTGCTCCTCTCGACGCGCCCGAAGCTGTGCGTGCAGATTGGCGGCATTAGCCCGCTGCACCGCGAGCCAGTCCGCATGCGACAGGCGCACGGGCTTTGCGGCCACTTTGCGCTTGCCCTGCGGCACGGGCGGCAGTTTCGGCATTAGCACCACCTTCGGCACCTCGACCGGCGCCGGCCATTGCAGCCGGTCCACGTCCACCAGATGACGCACGGTGCGCGGGGTGCCCCGCAACTTAGGCGGGAGGATCTCGCCGAGCAGTTCGGAGGCCGTAATCATCCCGCCACCCCCGGCACGTTCGGCGCCACGTGCTGCCTGTATAGCGCGATGATTTCGTTCTTCGTCTCGGCCGTCGGAGTGCGGTCGGCCTTGATCCACTTCTCGACCGTACGCGGGACGACGTGCAGCCGGTGCGCAAGCTCGCGCAGTCCGATCTTCTCCGCCAGCCGTTGCAGCAGCAGGTAGCTCGGCACGTGCGCCACTTGCAGCGCGTTCGCGGTCGGGTGCATGACCTCGCCGATCATCGTGTGGATCGGCTGGGACACGGATGACGCCAACGTGATGAACGTGATTCCGGCGTTCGGGTTGTGGTCCAGGCGGGCGGTTCTCATTTTCTGACCACCGCGTTAATCAAGGCCGCGAGCAAGAAAATTCCGCAGTACCAAAGCATGGCCGCTTCGAAATCGTTCATCGCCATTCCCTCCGCTCAATTTTCCCGATTACCCACACCGCAACGAATGCACCAAGCATTCCGCCGATAAGCCCGCCGACCAGAATTGACACGATCGCGGAAATCATCGCGCATTCTCCCGCTCTTTCATCATGGCGTCCGCAATGGAATACGCATCTTTTGCCAATGCCTCCTGCCATGTGCCGCCCGCTGGAATCACCAGCCCAGCTTCCCAACACGTCCTAACCGCGTGCATCGCAAATTGATCGCGCATCGTCATCGCGCCTTGTTCGCTCGTCTCGTTGCTCATCGCGCCCCTCCCTGCCGCACGTACTGCACGACGCGGGACGGGTATTTGCCGCCATGCCATGCTTGGGCTTGGCGCACCTCCACCCGCGTTCCTCGATATTCAACCGGCAACCATCGGGGTGCTGTTCGCGTCCCCGCGTTGATCTCAACCACCCAAATCCGTCCGCTCATCTCGTCGCCCTCGCTATCCCTGCGTCTCCGACATACAGCACCGCCCCATCGAGCATTTCCCGGGGCAAGTCCCCAAGCGCCGGCACTCCCGGCCCGTCGCGCTCGCATTCGTAAATCGCTGTTGCCTCGCCTGTAACAATCCTAAACCGGATGGGGCCGTTGTCAACGTGAGCAGGCACTAACTTGTTGCGTTTTCTTGACTCGCTAGCCATAAACGCCCCGCTCCAAGTAGCTCTCGATCACGTCGAGATAGCGCCCGCTCTGAAGGTCATACTTCAGCCGCATATTCCCAACCTTGCCGATGTGACGACGGCGCACTTTTTGGACGTAAACGGTCGTTTCCAGCGCGGTCGGCAAGCCCTGATGCGCCGCAGCCATATCCCTCCAGATAACGATGATATTGTCGGCCTTGTTCGCAAAATGGGCCGAGCCGCTGATGTCGTAGGCAGTCGGCACCGGCCGTTGCCCGGTGTTGCGATCCGCCTGCAATTGCCTCGGATGCGCGACGAGCCACATGTGCGCGCCGGTATCTCGGCACAGGCTTACCGTGCAAGTGAGTGCGTCGCTGATGTATTCCGTCTCGCTCTGATGCGTCGGCCGGCGATGCTCCAAGCGGTTCCACGGGTCCAGCACGATCCCGGGTTGATAGCCAAGATCGGCGCACCGCTTTGCAAACGCATGGGCGGCCGTCAGCACGTCGGCGAACTCGTCCTCATGCTCAAGCTCCGCAAACTCAAACCGCGCATCCATGACGGCCATCACCGCATCGGTCATTTCGTCCTGGCGCATCCTCGGCCCAGGACCATCGCGAAACCGCTTACCGATGTGCTTTTCGAGCAGTTCGGCGATGTGCAATTCGGTGGGCTGTTGCTCCGGGCTGCACACGAAAAACCGCCACGGTTTGCCGTTGCATTCTTGCCCGAGCAGGTTCACCAGCAGCGCATCGAGCCACGTGCTTTTCCCGTGATTCGGGATGCCGGTGACGATGGAGAATTCACCTGCTGCGACCGTGTAGCAGCGGTCCACGGACGGCCATCCGGTCGAACAACCGGGCGGCAATCCGCGCTTGTAGAGCGACAGCACCCGGTCAGCAAACGCCCCGCTTTTGAACACTTTCATGTCGGCTTCCACTCCCTGATCGGCTTGCGTGGGGTCGCGTTCTTCGACGCGCTCAAAGTCTTTTTCACTGCACTTGCATAGCTCTCGGTCGCGCTCACCCTGCGGAGGATTCGCGCCCATCCGGCTGGGTTTGTAGCGGGCCAGATCGCGAGCAGATCGCGCCCAAGCTGGGCGACTTCCTCCCCGCACTCCGCCTCGCAGACCGCAGCGTCGAAAGCGTGGAACGCTTGCAGGTGTCGGAAGAGTTCGGCGTGCTCAACCCAGCCAAAGTCCTCGGGCGTGAGCCCTAGCCCATCCATGCGCGCAGGGTCCGTGACGAAGTTCGCGAGCAGCGAAAGCTCGGCGTCTTCACGGGTCGAAAGGAAGGGATGGTTCATACCGGAACGAACCTCTGTCCGTTGGCAGGAAGTCCCCCGGCCGGTGGAATTTCTCGCCTGACCCAATTACGCCACGTCGCATCCCAGTCCGTTTTTACGCCCTTCTGTCCCGGTTGCGCGGTCCAGTAATCGCGGAATCTTTCCAGCATCGGCAGATGGTCGACCCCGGGCTTTTCGGACCTAGTCCATCTCAGCAAGTCTTCGGAAGGAACCCAGCCGGCGGGTAGGCGAGCGCCGCGAGCAGTTGCGCCAGCAACAACGGTTTCGGTTTCGGTTTCGGTTTCGGTTACGGTTTCGGTTTCGGTTACGGGTAGAAGTGTGCGCGGGTTGCATACATGTGTGCGCGGATTGCATACATATGTGTACGTTAGTGCGTTTTCCGCAGGAATCGGCGGGTACTTGCTTTCCTTTGCGCGCGGGGTGTTGTCCCACTTTCGCACCTGCAAATAGGGCTTGCCATCCACCGAATACACGTCCACCAGCCCAGCAGAGGCAAGCTCTGCAAGCCATTTCTCGCACTTCGCCTGCGTCGCAGCATCCTTGATCGGAAAGCATGCGGCTTTGACCATCGACGGACGGGCGTCGGCCCTTCCGAAGTCGTCCACGGTCACCAGCAGGCGATAGAACAGCACCTCCGCCTCTGCTGACAGCCCGTCGATTAGCTCGCTGTCCCTGATGCCGGGTTTTAGGTATCTGGTCGGCATTATTCGTTTGGCTCGCTGAAGTTATCAGCAGAACCTTCCGTGTTTTGCTGCGCCAATTCGAGAAGCCGATCCGCTAAAAGCAAGATCGCATGACAGGGAATAGCGACCATGCCTTCTCCCTCGACGGAAATAGTTACGGTCCCGGCCCTGTTGAAGTAGGCGCGAATCTCTGATTGATGTGGCAGAACAACGGCGTCATCCGAAAAAAGCGATTCCTCAAACTGTATGGTAGTGCTCATGTGCATCTCCGAAATGCCCGGCAAAGGACACAACGGCAGGGCGGGCCGGAAAGCCGCCTCTTCGGGAGCTACCCTAGCCGTGTGCTTTCTGCTCACTCTGACTGCCTCCACATAATCTCGACGCGCTGCGCCCCCGCTTCCCTGCGCGCCTGCTCCTCACGGCTCCACGCATCCCCCAGCCTCTGCCGCTGGCAGTCGTGCCACAGCTCGTGGACGAGGACAGCGGGGTCCGTGGATCGCGTGTAGACCGTGCCGTGTTCGTAGTACGCGACGCGGTGCAGGTCAGGCGTTTGCACGATGACGGCCGAGGGGCGGCAATCGAGGGCGGCTAGGAAGGCGAGGACGCCAGACATTATTCGGACTCGGCCGCTTCATCGGAAAAATCAAACGCCTCGGATGTTTCCAAATCCTTCCGCCCCTCTGCGGCCATCTTGACGTTCTTCACTGCTTGTCGGTAGTAACTGGGCTTCAGCTCGGCCCCAATGCCACGCCGGCCGAGGATCACCGGGCTGTAGACTTCGGAGCCTACGCCCATGAACGGCGTAAACACATTCTCGCCCGGGTTGCTGAACAGTTCGACGCATCGGTCGATCACGTCCAATTGCAGCGGGTGAACGTGCTTTTCGTCCTCGCTGTCTCGTGCTTCCCGGTACGGGAGTACACGATTCATCCGCACGTCGTCCCACATGCAATCGGCGTACTGCCGCCAAATCCAATGTGACCACCTGTTTTCGGTTTGCTTTCCGGTCCACCCGCGGTACGGAATCAACTCGGCCGGCGGTACACGTTCGCCAGCGTAATCAAAAAGCCCTTGCGGGTGAGCGACTGGAATAGGGTTTTTCCCAACCCTGCGGAACGTCAAAAGTTGATCGCCTGACGCAACGCCGCAATCGATCGAATCAGCGCACAAAGACGCATGTGCAAGGTTTTTTTGCATCGTGCGCAATCGAACCGCAAGCGGCTCCTTCCAAATCATCCGCCGCCCCGTGTATCGCCACCCTTCGCGCTCGTGCAACCGAATGATGTCCCCGGGGAAGTCGATCAGCGAATCCGTGCCGCTGTTGCTTCGCGGAACGTCCATGCAATGCACTGCGGACACGCGCCCCGGCATGGTGATTCGCGCAAGCTCACGAACGACAAACGCGTAATGCTCGAAAAACGCGTCATAGTCGTCACAGTTTGAAAGGTCGCGCTCGCTGCTGCTGTAGTTGTACAACCCACCAAACGGCGGCGAGTACACGGACAGATGAACGCTCCCGGCTGGCATGGATTGCATCACTTCCATGCAATCCCCGTTGTAGATCGCGTAACGGTCGGTTACCACTTGATCGATTACAGCCATGACGGCACCTCCACTTGTGTATTCATGTTGTTCGCTCGTTCGATTGCGAGCGCGTTGTTCATTTCTGCCACGAGGCGCGAAAACATCGCGTCCGCTTGGTCCGACTTGCGTTGAAGGTTGCGCATCACTCCGCGCTCGCCTTCGGTGGTGACAATGTCCACCTTTACCGCACGCTTCTGCCCAAAGCGCCAGCAACGCCGGACCGCTTGGTAGTACTGCTCAAAGCTGTGCGACGGGAAAAAGGTCACGTGGTTGCAGTGCTGATAGTTCAACCCCCAGGCGCCGATTTTCGGCTTAGTGATTAGCACGCGCGCCCTACCATCCGCAAACGCTTCTAACCTGTCTTCTTTGCGATCGTCACTATCGGACCCGGCGACCTGCACAGCATCCGGAATCAGCGACTGCAACACGTCGCCCTCTTCGTTCAGATGACACCAGACAAGCGCGGGCTGTCCGGTATGGTTCACGAGGTCCGCAACCGTCTGGCAACGCTCCTGCACCGTCCTGCGCCGTTCCTCGCGCTGCTCTTTGAGTCCTACCGCAGGCAACGCAAACAGCATCCCGTCAGCAAGCGAATTTGCCTCGACCAAGTGTTCGACTTCGTGCAACGGCGGCAAAAGAAATCCGTCGTCATTAAAGCCAAGGTCGGACGGCCGACGGATTGCACGCGCCCACGAACACACCCACCGCCAGAAAGGCGTTTCGGCATGCCCCTTGAGGCGCCACTTAATCACCTCGCCACGCATACGCCCTTGCGCGCTGTTGTTCAGGTCGTTTTTGAAAAACCTGTTCAGCATGTCCATATGGCCCATATAGCCGAGGGCTTCGGACGAGGTGCCAAGTTCGATGTAATCGTTCGGGGCGGCCGTCGCTGTTTGCAGCAACCGATACGGCACTTGGCGCATGAATGCCGTTATTTCTCCGCGTCGTTCGCCAGCAAATGACTTAAGCACCGACGATTCGTCGCATACCACCCCGCCGAAGTCCGAGCTGCTGAAGTAGTGCAGCCGCTCATAGTTTGTCACGATGATGTGCCCAGCGTGCGCACCGTCTTTTGATTGCCGGGCTTCAATGCCGAACTTCTCGGCCTCTCGCACAGTCTGGGACGCGACCGCCAGCGGGGTCAGGTACAGCACCGGCTTGCCAGTCTTGCGGGCAACGTTCGACGCCCACGTCAAACCCATCGGGGTTTTGCCAAGTCCGCAATCCGCGAAGATTGCAGCGCGCCCCTTGCGGACCGCCCACTCGACAAGCTCGCGCTGAAAATCGAAAAGAAAATCCGGCATCCACACCGGAGCAAATCCGGAATCGGCGCCGCCTTGGGACTTCTGCCGGAGGAATTCCCCGTAATCTGATACGCTTTTATCGGTCATCGCATCGCCTCTTCGTTGCGGTTGATCAGAAGCCCACGGCATCGCAAGTGTCGTGGGCTTCGCTTTTCCTGCTAGGAATAAAAACCCCGGCCGGAGTACACACGGCGCGGGAAACCCCGGCTTGCGCCGGAGGGGAGGGAGAGGATCACGCGGGAATCTTCCGGCGCTTCTTCCGGCACCAGTCCTGCACTTCCAGGACGCGCCGCACAGGCATCTTGCCGGCTAGTCTCCACTGCGAGACAGCCGCACGTGTAACGCCGAGGGCCTTGCGCAGGTCTTCGGTGTCGCGGAAAACGGTCGGGATGAGGTCATCAACTTTCATGGCCCGAGGATGCGTGACGAGGCCGGCCGTGTCAAGTGTTCTGAGCGTTCCTGAAAATAATTTGGAAAGAACGCTTGACGGCGTGATTGTGTGCGCCTATCTTTCGTCCATGCCGTAACCGAACGGCAACGACGGGAGAGACGAGATGAACGCAAAGGGAATTAGCAGGAACTGGAAGTTTGTCGGTGAAGTGTTTTTTGCCGATAGAAGCCCCGCTGGGCACATCTACCGCACCAGCGAAAGCACATGGGAATTCGCAAGGGTTTGCTATGGACGCCGCATCCCCTGCGCGTTGGACGGCCGCGTTTTCAGCCGGGAAGAGATCAAGGCCGAATTCGAATACCTCGGCGTGCGCGACTTCGGCGCCTCCGGACTCGTCAAGCAGTGGAAGCAGCGCGCCTCTGAGCGGGTGGCGTGATGAAGGCGCAGAGCGACACGCCAAGGGCTGGGGTGCTTGTGCCATCCGATGAACTCAAACGATTACAGCGCGAGCGCGACGGGGCGCGAGTGCAGGTGCTTGCCGATGTTGTCGAGATGCTTTCGACGCAGCACACATGGCTAACCAGAGCGGCCGCGATTAACTTGGTTGCTGGTTTGTACGGACGTGCGGATGAAGTTTTTTCAGTTACCCGCGCCTCTGAGCAAGTGGCCGCGATTGACGAACTGCAAGCGATCTCTCAGGCGCAGGGGGGGTACGCATGAACCCCACCTACAGCACCGACGAACTCAACCAGTACGCCCTCCGTGAGATTTTCTCGCGGATTAACATGGAGCACACGCACCGGCTTCTCGGCGTCAAGTCCGAAGCGCTTGATGCGCCGGATAACATGCCGGCCGGTTGCGTTGCAAGCTGCGAGTCGCCTGCCACTGGCGCGTTCCTGTACATCCCCAACGTC